CTCCTCATATACCTGACCACCTGACTTCTGTAGGCCAGTCTCGCCAAGTTCCATTAAGTCAACACGAGCCATGTCTATATTCTCCACTTGCTAGTTTGTGCAAAGCCGCTTAAATCCATGCCGGATGGCAACGGCTTATGTCCCTGCCACCGAATCATTGCTTGCGTGAACGCATCCACATCGTCATCATGCGACCCGTTTGGAAATGCAGCGCAATTCGTAATAAACTCATTGACCCACGGATACAGCGCTGGATGCGGCAGGTAGACGTTGCCCGACTCGACCGATGGTGATGCAGCGTGAGCGCGTGACTCTTTGCCGCCTTCTGGATTCACCGCAATTAGCCCGTCAACCTTACCCTGCAACGACTGGATGACTGCCGGGCCGTTGGCTTTATCCTCTATTAGTTTCGTGTAAGCCCGTGGCCATTTGTCGGTAAATGCTGACACGGCCTTGATTGACGCATTGATGTCGGCGCGCTCCTTGTAATAGTCAAGCATGTATTTTGATGTACCCACTCGCCCCCACACCTGGCCGGCTACGTAGTCGCTGGAGTCGGTCGCCTTAAACGCCATGTCCCAACTCTGCAACATCTCCTCGAAGGTGGCAGGGAGATCGACCGCTTCCATTTCAAGCATATAGGCGTCCAGAATCGTGCCGTCTGGCCTTTTTTCTTCCGGCACTCTAACGGCAACCGGTGGCAGATTAACGCCTCTTGGCTTCCAATATCGCCACCAATGCCGCTTGAGAATGCCGCCACTGTCAGGCGATGGACGCTGCTGGTAGAGTGCATTCCATTCGTAGCTACCTAGTGTAATCCTGGTGGCATCCAGTTCGTCACGGCTATAACGTGACGGCCATAGCGCCTCACCTGGTTGCCGGATGTCGTATGGCGCTACCGGGTCCTCGGCAATGGCCGGCAGTCGAAGCACCGTCCATTGATCAGCTTTGGGCGAGGACTCGGCCAGATTGAGTAATCGTGCTTCCAACCCATCTTCGTGCCATGTCGTCACCGTAATCAGGATGCCGCCCCCTGGGGCCAGGCGTGTGCGAAAAGTGGACACGTACCAATCCCATAGGCCCTGGCGAATCGTAGCGCTTGATGCATCCTGACGGTTTTTTACTGGATCATCAATGATCCCGTAAAGCATCCCCATACCAGTGATAGCACCACCGACGCCGGCCCCGCGATAGTAGCCGCTATACTCAACTACCTCGAATTCGTCACTATTGCGCAGCCACGAACCGCCGGCCACAGTTCTGATATTTTTACCGGAAAGCCGCGTTTCTGGAAAAACACGTTGATAGGCTGAGTCGTCAATGATGCGCTGCACGTCTCGGTTCATGCGCCTTGCCAGGTCAGCGCCGTAGCTCGCCGTGATGATCGGTGCGTCTGGATTGCGCCCCAAAATGTACGCCGGGAGGCGTCGGCTAACTAGCTCCGATTTCCCCGACCGTGGCGGGGCGAATATCATCAGCCTTGGAATTTCCAGCCGAACAAATTTGTCAAGGTACTCACACATCAGCCGGTGATGCCAGTTCATTTTATATTCCGGCATCGTGTAAGTCGTGAACTCTGCTAGGCTCTGCCGCGCCAGTGCCACATTGATTTCACTTAACGTCGGTAGCTGCATCGGTCGCCTTCGCCACCATCGTGCGCAACTGCAAAAGCTCGTCCACGGTTAATTTCGACAGGTCAGGCTTGACGGTGGATTCGGTCTGTACTGGGCCGCCATCCTTGCCGGTCATCTCTTGCCGTTCAACATACCCACGATGTTTAGCCTTCGTTTTCAAAAAGAAAATCATCGCCGTGGTATCGCCTTTTTTGATGTTCTTCAGCAGCGCCGATTCCACAAAATCAATGGTGATTTCATTCGCTTCCTGGTAAGCATCCTTGACCGTCTTGTATTTCTTGATGTAATTGTCCACCGTCTGCCGTGAGCAACCAAGCGCCTGCGCAGCGCCCACAAGGATGCCTTGCGCCTTGATGATTGCTTGCGCCACTTGCTCGGCGGTGTACTGTTCGCGTGCGGCCATTAGGTGAGTAGCTCCGGCTTGATACCTGTGTGCCGGAGGAAGCGGTCAAGGATTACCGCGACATAACCGGCGTCCAACTCTGTGCCGTAGCAGCGGCGCTTTTTGTTCTGTGCGGCTATCAAGGTAGAACCACTGCCTAGAAAGAAGTCCACAACTAGATCGGCGTCATGGTTGCCCATTGCTCGTTCTGCCAACTCTATCGGCTTTTGGGTCGGGTGGAATTCGTTTTGCCCATCGCGCTTGATTTCCCATATCGTGCATTCGTTGGTTGGGCCACACCACCGAAGCGTTGATTTCTTAGGCTTAAAGTATAGGCATGGCTCGTGGCGTTGCTTGTACTGCGCATTCATGGCGGCATAGGTAGCGTTGATTTTATGCCAGATGAGTAGGGCGTGAATCTCGCACTTGTTATCTAGCACAGCGTCATAGACTGGTTTGCCGACAGAGCCGGCAAACCACATATAGCATGGGCCATCAACGTGAGGCAATACGACGGGAAGGAATCGACTGTACAGCATCGGGTCGGCATCGCCGGCCAATCTTTCGCGATTATTCGTTTCCACTGTCCCATCCTTGTGGAACTGAATACCGCCGCTATAGTCCACACCATAAGGCGGGTCAGTGAACATCATGTCTGCCTTCTCCCCGCCCATCACCCGTGCCACCGTCGCCGCATCGGTGCAATCCCCGCAAATGATTCTATGCTCCCCAAGCGCCCACATCTGGCCCAACTCAGTGCCCCATTGCAGCTTGAGTTCATCCGCCTTGCTCACCTGCGGCTCGGTGTCGGTGCCTGCGGTTGTCGGTTCCTCGCCAAAATCAATGTTCAGTTCTTCAGCGTCAAAGCCCCAGTTGATTAGGTCGTCGTTAATATCCCAATCCAACAGCGCGCCCATGTCAAACTCACCTGTTGCGCCGCGATGCAGGTAAACCGTCAGTTGCTGCCGTTCGCGCTCGGTCAACTCCCGGCTTGCCACACGCACGTCAACCTCGTAATCCATGCCGTACTGACCTGCAAGCACAGATAATCTTTGATGGCCGTTCAGCACGCCATTATCGGGATCAATCGCCAATGTCTCAACCTGCCCGAACGTTTCCACGCTATCGACAAGTCTCTCTGCCTGTGCGTTTTTGATGGTGCGCGGGTTCTTCTCCCACGGGATGAGGTCGCTCAATTTCCGCCGTTCGTTGGTCCAGGTGATTGGTTGCGTCTTCTTCTTTGCCATTATTTCAACCTATCCATTGCAGGCGCTGTTATGTGAACAAATACCCACGTTCGCAAGCGTATAGGCAAGCGACGTTCCAGCCAGGCGCCTATGTCGAAAATGATTCCCGCCACGTTACATCCCCATCCACCATGCAAATATCAGCAGCACGAACACCACCAGCGCGGCAACGGCGCCAGCGTTCGACTGCTCGTCGATTTCGTCTTCAACGTCTTCGATGATGATACGCTGTTTTGCCACTTACTTTGTATCTCCCCACACCATGTCGTGTATCTCCTGCAACGTCGCCACGTTCGCGTCATGCCTTTCCTGAAACGTCGGCGGCAACGCATCGCAGTCTGCTGGCAACTCCAGCGTTTTGCGTGCCAGGTCGTTGGCGACAGCCACGGTGCCACGCGTGACGTATGTGTTGAAATAGGCGTATGCCTGTTCCAGCATGGTAATAGTCACAGCATAATGCCTGTCTGCCGCGCTGCGATCATTCGGTCTGCTACCACGCAGTAGGTTGACGGTTGCCAACAGCGCCACATCAATAGTTGTATGATTCAGCATCACTTCCCCCTCCTCACTACATCGTACCACCACGCCACCGCAACCAACGCCAGCAGCAACAGCGCCGCCGCCGCATCAGCCGCACTCGCCAGCGTCAACCCGTAGGCAGACACAGCGGAGGCAAGGAGGAATGACGTTGGCACATAGCCAGTGCCATCATACGCCCACACTTGGCCGACGTTGCCAATCAGCGGCGCTTGCCACTCTGGATAGTCTAAATGTATTCGACTCGGTACAAATGCGCCTACAGGCATTGACTAACACCCCACGCAGCTACAGCCACAATCAGCAACACCACCGGCCCACAGCCGGCTAACAATTGCGCTAGGCAGCCCTTCATAGGCCAATCAACCATGTCATATCGACACCGTACAGAATGCCGACAATGATCACGATGCCAACCACAATCACCAGCGTGGTGCGCACAATGTCGCTGGAAGACGCCCATGCGTCACGAATTTGTTTCATATGCCTCCAACGTGGCTAATGAGCCACCACATCATTGACGTAATGACTATCAGAAAAATGATAGTGGCGACGCGGAACCAGAATACCAACGAACGTTGTTGGCGCTTCCGTCTCCCCGTTGCGGTGGCCATACTTCTGTGCCGCTGCCGTCCGTTCCCACGCAGCAGCAGCCATCTCCTGTTGGCTATAGCTGGGGGTGCTGATGCCGCAGTCGCTGCACTGTATCGACCAACACAGGTGGGGGTCTGTGACGCTTTTGGCGTAGTGCGCAATGGCGCCACAATGTTTGCAACGGGATAGGTTCATTTGCCACCATCCTGAACCGATGGCCGCAGAATCAGGAGTAAGCACGGCTGACGACTGGACGGCTTCACGGGATTTGGCTCATCATCTTCTAGTGCTAACCATTGCGGCGCGCCTGCATACCGTATCTCGGCACCGGCTTCACCTAATGTTGAAATGGCGCGCACTTGGTAGATGGGCAAGATCAACACGCTCATGTTGCCTCGATCTCGTTCTGCAAGTGCTTTTTTGCCCCAGGCCATGACGCCACCAGTAAAAGGCGGATTCACCCAATTGCGCTTGCCCCAATCGACAGACAGCCCGTCAAAGTCATCCGGTCGCGGATGTGGGCATGGGTCAAAATCAAAGTTGAACTCCCTTTGCAATTCCGCCATCATTTGCGGTGGTGTTTTCCAATACCGTTTCATTTGCCCGCCTGCGCTTCTTCCCACAGCCGTTCCAGGCGTTCGACGCGCTGTTCCAACGTTAATGGCACGGTTGGCGGCTCAATCGGTGGCGTGATGACGTTCCCCCGGCGCAACTGGAAACAAACAAAGAAGCTGTGATGCCCGATGCTGTTCAGTGCGTTCACGCCCTCGTCAGCCCAGCGCGTGTGGATGTTCCCAACGCTGTCGGACGGAAACGCATCGGCAACCCGTAGCGTGATGGTGTCGCCCTTGTAGATGTCAATGTTGGTGGCCGGTTCATCGTTCGGCTTGTCCAGTTTGCGCAGTTCGATAGCTGCGTCAATCCAGCGAGTAAAGGCTATCTGCGGCTGTCGTGTGCGGTTCCCCTGCTCGTCAAGCACTTCGATATAGCAGTTGTGGCCGCGCATGTTCTCTACCGGCTTGAGGTGATACGCACCGATACAGCGCCACGCCGTACCAGGGCCAGCCGGCGCAATGCTCACAGCGTAGTTTGCCGCATCGTTGGCCGGTTGTCCAGATAGCGCCGGCTTAGCGCTTGGAAGTCGAACCCTGCTAGACTCATAATCCCCACCACTCCACAATGGACGAAATCACAATAGCAGCCATCACCAGGATCATCGCATATTCGATTACGTCGCCAACCCATGTCGGTTTGTTGTCGTTGTTCATAATGCCTTGTGTTGGTGTGGGCCGGAATCGAACCGGCACTGACATAGCCTGTATGGATTAGCACTCAGTCAGACCGCTGTGTAGTCGTTGTCGACTCCCAATTGCGTTTTGCGTGTCACCGTCCACGCCGCCACACCATAAACAAAACGCTCCGCCTAACAAAAAACTTGCGGCGGAGCGTCGAAGATCAGGCGGTTCGTCAGGCTATGTGTATGTCTCGTATGCTACCACAATTGAGACAAATTGTCAATGAATATTATTCAGTGAATGGAATTCATTATGAATGATATTCACTATTGCGCGAATTGGCTAGATTGGTGGTTGACAATAACCCAACGTTAGGTTAAAATGGAGACATAGGCAAGGCAAAACGGTAACACGAAAGGGATGACACACAAAAATGACCACTAACGAATTCGTTGCCAAGGTAAACGAGATGACCGCCGAAGTGAAAGCGCTTTTCCCCGATGGCTACACTGCGTTTGATGGCACAACATATGCAGCCGGCATCCAGGAGCGCGCTGACAGCATTATCACCTATGTGACGACTGAGAAGGCCGCAAATTTGCCTGCGAGTCTTAACCGATTTACCGCCGACTGCGATTCCTATCGTAAGATTGCACAAAAGGCCGAAAAAAAAGGCTGGCCGAAACGGGGCTAGTCCAACCCGCCCCACCCTAGCCCGGTGGGGCAATTCTTTTCTAAGGATAAACCAATCATGATGACAACCTTTCAAGCAAAACACCACATCGGCAAGGCGGTAGCTGAATCGCTGTATATCGATGTGCAGGTTACGCAATCCGGCCAACTGACAGCGGAGACGCGTAGGGCGATCAATGCCGCCGGTTACTACTGGTTTCCTAGTCGCCGTTGCTGGGATAAGTTGCAACCCCATCCCGACACGACCGCCGCCGCTACTGCCTTGGGCAGCAGGACTAGTGACGCAAAGGCCGCGGCGTCTCGTAGTAACGGAAAAAAAGGCGGTCGGCCACGAAAGACAGCGTCAGACCTCATTGAAAATTTTGACGGCAATGTTAGCGGACTACAGCATGAGCTAGCTGCCATGACCAGAGAAGCAACCGGCAACATTCCTCACGGTCAACTCTGGCAACCTTGTGAAGCACCTGGCTGCAACAATGAGCCGGTTTGCATGAACTGTATGCGCTGCCAGGAGAAGCATTGCCATTGTTTTGAGTAACGCAATAACTGAATGATATTCACTATTGCAAAAACTCGTCGCCCAACCTATTTACAACATTATCTTTTAGTGGTACAATTAAATCAAGGCAAGGCAAAACGGGTAGGCAAGGGAGAAAAAAGATGATTCGCAAAAATGACAGCTACAAAAACTACACGACGCAGGAAATGTCGGATTTCAATGCAAGCCAGAACGAAATTGCTAGTCGTATCGCTGAGGATGACAACGAAAGCGCCCAGCGCGGGCGGATGGTTGTAAAAGGCTTGATTGAGAAATATGGCTTCAGCGAAGCAGGCGCAAAAGCGACGCTAGTCCTGATTCAACAGGGTGTTGATATGATGGGATGCAGCCTGCTAGATAGCGCAATCAAAGCCGGTAAATTCGGCACGGATACCACGAAGCAACAAGCTGCTCGTAATGCGTTTCAGTATTTTTGGAAGTAATCCAGGCGTGCGGAGGTCGCCCCCCGACCTCACTGCTGTAGAGTCAGCGGCCCCGGTAACGGGTGGGCGTGGATTGAATGGAAGGAACGGGCGATGGGCAAGGT